GCACGAACAGCGTTCGGTGATTTAGAAACTGATTCGAATGTTTCAAGTACTGAGTTACGGATGCCTGTCCATAGACCATTCTTATCCACAACTGCAATGTGAATCTCATCATTACTTCCGCCGAGGGCATCGACAGAAGATGTTGTAGTTGCCGCCTTAGAGAAGATGCGAGAGAAACGATGTTTTACTGTAGCAGTTTCACCACCACTCAACGCACGGCTGATTGGTTCATCAATGCTGATGCTTCCTGTTTTACCTGCTGCCCATGTAGTACCACGGTTATCAGTTGAAATTGTGTATACAGATGAACCAATTGGTGATCCGTAATCAATTTCTAGGAAGTCACCATCTTCGACATAGATTCGACCTGCTGCCTTATTTGGTTCTTCAACAACGACTGTTGTTGCACCTGCGGCCGCAGAACCAGTAATAGCAAATGTATGCTCACCAGAACCGTCCTGTACATATACTGCAAGACTGTTTCCTAGAACACCTGGATACTTCGCAATGAACGCGGCAGTTTCTAGGTCGGATTGATTTTCTGATGCTTCGTAGTCTTCTTCATTTTCGATTGTAAATGGAGTGATACCTTCTGGTGCAGCGTTTACTGCTCCTGAACCAATTACTCGGACTACCTGCAAATTATTTCCGTAACCAAGGAAGTTTGCTGCTGTAAAGAAGAATGATGCAGTATCATTATCTGGCTTGCCGAATGTTTCTCTTAGTGTATTTTCTGAGTCAACCAAAACGCGAGTGTGACATGGACCCCAACGGAAAACACCCGCCATGCCTGCTGCAGTAGAAGCGATGGTAGGGACGATCGTTGTTAGATCAATTTCTCTGATTTGTACACCTGGACTAATTTGGAATCCCATTAGAGTCTCTCCTTATTGTAATACTATTCAATATGATTCTCTAGTATATAGCCTTTTTATTACCACACACCATAGTTAAGGTTTCCAAAATCATCATTATTATCAACAGTCTCCCACATTGTTCCATCCGAATCGACAAAACGATCTTCATCGGTATTTGTCATCATGAATGGCATTAAATCATCTTCTAGTTTATCAATTTTCTCACTGTAGAGTCTCTTACGGAAATCAATATTGAGCATTTCCTTAAAGTAAGGCTGACTCATGACCCACGCATTGAGTACCATAGACATAATCAGATCATCATGGTGACCATCATCTGCCTCATATGTATCTCGTTTACTGACAAAGGTTGTTGCTTCACTGATCAGATCAAAATCATTCAATATCAATTTGTCGTTTTCGACAAGTGATTTCAGCATCGAGCAACCGATCTTCTTGGTTGGGGATGATGTCCGAAGACCAAAATACGACGAACCCTGACCGAAACCACCGTCGAGAACCTGTCCTTTGCGGCCGCGTAACGAAACAGATAGAAGGCCTTCATATTCATATTCATTATGTAGAATATCGGAGACTTGTTGACCGATATCATTGATTTCAATCAAACACCATGCATCATTATATGTTTTGCAAACACCATGCACGACCGTAGGTAAAACCATGGTCGACATAGTGTTGTTTCTGAATGCAGCGACAACTTTATATGGCAATTCGGTAACATCAATTACCGTAAATGCATGATAGTCTTTACCAACACCCCTAGAAACATCTACCGACATAAGATAATTATGGCCTTCTTTTGGATCTTCGTATATACTCAAACCATCTTCTTGTCTTCGAATTGGATCCTCAAATGTCAGTGTTCGAAGTTTTTGGGCACTGAATAGTGTGTCTGTGCTGCCCAAAAACTCACAATTAAATTCCGCATCAAACTGCTCTTGAGAAGTGTTTCGAATGGTTTCTTCTTTCCACTTCTCGTCACGACCAGGAACCTGTGACCAGTGGACTTCAATTGGAACATATTCGTTTCTGCCTTTTGTAGCATCAGTCCAGAAACGATAGAACATATTCATGCCCTTCGGTGTGGACACAATGAGAACCTTGGTTGATTGACCAGATGAAATTGTAGGATAAACAGAACTGAAGAATTCGTCAGCAATGTTTGGTGGAACGAATGCAAATTCGTCAAGGAAGATCATATTGAAAGAACCACCACGGACCGCAGATGAAGATGTAGAAGATGCAAGAATCTTTGAACCGTTTTCTAATTCAATAGAACCTTTGTTCCATTCAACAATTCCTTGTTGCATCCAGTCTGGAAGATATTCATATGCAAGTTTCAGACGATGAAGAATATCCCTCGCAACTGGTGCCTTGTTGGCAAGGATAGCAACATTCATATCCTGATTGAACAGAACATAATGAAGAATATACGCCACAATAGTTGTTGACTTACCGGTCTGGCGGGGGAGTTTCGCAATAACGAAACGATTATCATGTACAGTTTTTACAATGCCCTCTTGATAATCATATAGGTCAAAAGGCACAAGACCCTTATCAAGAGAAACAATTTTCATGTAGTTACGAATGAAATAGATTGGATCATCCGCACACTTCATATATTCCTTAAGTTGCTCTTGTGTGTAACTAATACGCACACCGGCTGACTTAAGGTTAGGATTTCCTAGATATCCTTTTTTCTTATCCGTCATTGTCTTCTAATTGCTTTCGCATCGCCTCATTTTGAACACGCTTATTTTTACTACGGTCTGGATTTGCCAAATCTAAAAGATCAGAAGTGGATAGAAAAACATTTGTACTTGTAGATTGATCTATGTTGATTTCTTCTTTGTTGTACTCTTTTTTCTTCGCATGCAAATCTAATAGGTCTTTATTCACATCAGCAACAGTTTTGATCATCTGTGCCACAACTTCAAATGCCCTCGGCGATTCACCACATTCTGCAATCGTCAAAATAGTATCAATTGCATCTTCGCCCTTTTTCACTATCTTATGTAGATTTCGGCGAACAGTGTCGTAATCACGATCTGCTTCTGATTTCTTTTGCTCTGCTAATTCAGTAGTAGTGTCTTTATCATATGTCGATAACTCTTTAGTGGTGACGTCAACTGGCGCAATAATCTTATCTACCGGAACTTCTTCAATTACGGGGTCAATATTAAGCGCAGCGGCAATTTTACTTTTTGATTTCTTATCCATAACATTATCCTGTGTATCCTCCGGTAGCACCGAAGATATCAATGAACCAAGGCCCAACAAGTCCTTCACCACAACCACCACCAGCAGATAGACCCGCTGCAAGTGTGTTCCCTCTCACATATACATCAGTCTGTGTTGCGTATGTGCTTCCATAAACTGCATCATCGGGAACTACAACATCAACTCTTGAGAATGCACCAGTTGCACCTGTGATACCATCTTGACCCGTGAATCCAAGATCATTAAATTGACTTGGACCAGATGATCCACCATATTCAAGACCTTCGAGATTGAACAATCTTGTTTGTACTTTCTTGATGATCTTTGTATCTTTGATTGGTCCATATAGGTATGATTTCATCGTGAACGAGAGTGTATAGATCAATGATCTCAGAGTATCATAATCACCTTCATAATCTTCATTAAAATCAACACCATTGAGAACTAATGGCACATCAACCTTTTGTGCTACATCATTGAAGTTCATCGGTATAGTGAAGTGCGGGTTGAAATATGGTGCAATCTGTTCTATAATTTCCAGACCATCTTCTATGTTTCGCACCATGATATGAAGATCAAAATTCACATTGTATGGAATTTCAGCGTATGTACTTTTGACAGTACTCGCATCAGATGTATTTGGAGCAAATCTTCTATGTGTTCTGTTTCTTGCTCGTTCTGCATCGTAGTTCAGACCTGTGATTTCGAACCCCATATATGGCAATGTGATTGAGGTTCTGGTTTCATCATCAATGCTACTGTTTTCCTGTAGTCTTCGAATGAATTTCTCTTTAGGGCCATACGATAGTGGCACTCGAATAGTTTCGTTTGAGTTTGTCCGCTTGATATCAATTTCATCAAACAATACACCAAATGCAATCACACTTCGTCTAATGGATTTATTGTTGAAATGTTCAAACATTAAAAGTTCCCCAAACTAAATGGATCGTTCTCGGAGAAATCAATGATACTATCCCGGTCTGCTTCGAGTTGAATATCATCATTATCACCTTGTGGTGAATCAATGTTAAGATTTGGTACGATCATAGTTGTACCAGCAATGCTAGACAATGTGTATTCAGCACCAGACGATTGACCAATAACAGAATCGGATAATCCGCCTGAGTTGAATGTTCCGGTGCCAGACGCAACAGTAAGAATACTAGTTGCAGGTGTCCATTCGATTACTGTAGCAGTTGCAGTTGCATCAGCCGACAGACCTCCGGTTTGTCCTGATACTTGATAAACGATTTCGCCCTCATAGAATGAGGCAGTTGCAGAAATCTGACTTCCAAGTGTAAATTCATCTGCATACTCTTTGCGTTCGTCCTCTGCGGAATCAATATCAGAGAAGTCAGTATTGATTTCTTCATGACTGTAACGGAATAGATCACAAGAGAGTTTGTATGTGTAGAGACTGCCCACCTGATAGAACGGGTTTTCATGCTCTACGAATTTGATTTCAAAGATACTTTTGCTCAACGGAAAGTAGATAAGATCACCTTCTCTTGGGCGTGTGATGTTACTATCGTGTGACATTGTTTGTTCGAATCTTTGTTTCGATACGACCAATGTAATAGAATCTCTGATCTCTAAACCGAATTTAGCAATGAAATCGCCTTCGCCTTCGAAACCATCGTAACTATCAATGTACATTTCAATATAGTTACCTTCTTCAAACTTAGACAAAACATCTTCACCGAACAACTGGTCAATATCCACATATGTTCGTGGAATATAGACCATGTCTTGTCCGTGAATCTTGATCGCTTCGATCGTAAGATCGTTGACCAATGATTGTTCTGAACCTCTATATTTGAAGTAAGGATTCTTTGCCATGTAATTTATCCTAACAATATACTAAAATCATCCTGTCATGAAGTCGATTGGAAGTTCATACCGCAATTGCATTTCTTCTTCGATCTTTTCAACCTCTGTGTTTGCTTGTTCATAAATTTGAGAACCATTGAAAGCAATACCACCAGGGAGTTGAATATTCTCAAACTTCGAAAGATTCATACCCCATTGCCTTTTGACCAATGCGGTTGCATACTTCTTAAGCAATCTGTCATTGTAAATCTCTTTGAAATCTTCCGGATTGATAGTAGCATAACATTCAAAGACCAACCACGAACCTGCTGATACATCTTCTTCCCAGTTCATGTCAATGTATAAACGGTTTGTCACTCGGGAGAATCGAATCATCTTCTCTGGATCAAGCATATTCTGAATCAGACTTAAATGGCGTTTTGTAATGTCATAGTGCGCCATAGTTGCTGAACCAGATCGAATGCCATAGAAGTCATTCAATGCCATTTGATATCGAACATCGAAAAGATTCGATGACATCTCTGAAAACTGATACAGACTAATAATGCTGATGATGTTTGGATCGACACCATCAAGTGGAATGTATCCACCGTTCAGTGGATCCGCGGCCGCTCTGGCCATATCGTCAGCGGTGATTTGGTAACGATAGTATCTTCGTTCTACGCCGTCAAAGTGATACTCAGCGAAGAATTGTAATGCATCATCTAGACGATCTTCCAACTGTGCATCATCGACATTAATCTCAACTACCGGAGCACCCAGTGTTCTTAGGATGTAGTCTTTTAATTGTTGTCTTGTTGCTGGAGATGCCATACTAATTCCTTTACTCTAAAATAGTTCCAACCTTATATATGCGTCAGAGTGCCTTTCTTTGTAATTCACGAATCATGGCCTGTCTCAAATCATCATTTGTTGAACGAAAAAGAATCTCCAACTCATGTAACTTGCTTATATAAAAGTCACATTCAGGGGATTCTTTCGGTAGTTTGATTTGGTTTGATTTACCTACGATGATGTAGTGTTTGTGTCCTCGTACATATACTCTCGAAGATGCATTTTTAGGAAGTGAATAGGATGGGTGAACCAGTCTAAACTCATCGAGTGTGAACAGTTTATCATTGATGATGATATCATCGTCTGGTGTATGTTTGAACGAATATGATTTCATTATTACAATTCTGCATCAACAACCCATGCACCCCTCAATCGCGTGATTGCTGGTGATCCTGTGTTTGTATCAAACCACAATGAGAAACCATCTGGAGTAACATGCGTGATGCCTGAGTTATTAAAGTCTAAGTTTTCATCACCCGCTGTGGCAACCCCGTCTGAACCGGA